GCTTAAAGATCCGAGAAACAAAGATAACATAGTTGCTAAATATGGAGCTTTGTTCATGATAAATCTTGAAGAGGAGGTGACTAAGAGAGGATTTACAGTTGTACATATCAAGACAGACTCCATTAAGATAGCTGATGCCACACCGGATATTATATCCTTCTGCATGGATTATGCTAAAGAATATGGATACACATTTAAGCATGAGGCAACTTATGAGAAGATGTGTATTGTAAATGATTCAGTCTATATAGCAAAATATGCAAAGAAGGATTGGTGTGAGAAAGCTTATGGTTATATTCCTGATGATATTTATGATCATGAAGGACAATGGACCGCAACAGGCAAACAGTTTCAGGTACCTTATGTATTTAAGACACTATTCAGTCATGAGAAAATAGTGTTCAAGGATTTGTGTGAGGTATTCAGTACACAGACAGCATTATATTTGGATATGAATGAGAAACTTAGTGAAGGTGAACATGACTATAGGTTCATTGGAAGTATAGGTGAGTTCTGTCCAGTCTTACCAGGCACAGGTGGTGGTGTATTGTTGAGATCACAAGATGACAAGTACAATGCAGTAGCTGGAACAAAGAAACCAGGAAAGATTCCAAAAGGAGAAATCGATGTCTATTATTGGATGGAGTCTGAGACAGTTAAATTGTTAGGACTTGAAGACAAGATAGACAAGAGTTACTATAATGCATTAGTAAATGATGCAATAGAAACTATTTCACAATTTGGAGACTTTGAACAATTTTCTGCTTAATTATATTTTAAAGGAGGACAAAACAATGGCAGATAACACAAGAAGACAGATTCCTGATATTAAGATCGAGGGAGCAAAACTTATATTCAAGAATTTCCAGGGTAAGGGAAACGATTACAACAAAGAGGGTGACAGGAACTTTGGTGTCCTGTTGCCTGATGATATAGCAGAGGTAGCTGCGGCTGATGGATGGAGAGTTAAGCATCGTCCGCCCAGAGAAGAGGATGGTTATGAGCAGCCTTGGCTTTCAGTAAAGGTTAAGTATGGTCAGTATCCGCCTATCATTAATCTGATCACCAGCAAGGGTAAGCAGAAGATTACCGAGGAGACTGTTGGCCAGCTTGATTGGACACAGATAAAGAATGTTGATCTGATCATCAGACCTTACAACTATCCTGCTATGACTGATAAGAGTGGAAAGGTTATTCGTGAATCTGGTATATCAGCTTATCTGAAGTCTATGTATGTGACTGTGCTTGAGGATGATCTCGCACAGAAGTATGCAGATATTCCTGACCTTGATGAGCCGGTAGAGGAAGAGGTTCCGTTTAACTAATTATATTTGGGGTGCCGTACGTGGTTAAATGTCAGTATGGAGATGGCCACCATATAGGAAACAGCCCCATTATATTTTTGGAGGTATAAATGGATATTATTAATGAACAGCCAAAGAACATGTATATTTGTGATCCGAATAAGAATGTAAAATGTAAAGGAAGATTTCAGCCACATTGTACTCATCAGTGTTTCTGTACAACCAATCCATTATATTCTAGTAATCCGGAACATAAATTGACAACCGCAGAATATTACAAAGAAGAAGGCATAAGAATGAGATTAATAGGAGGATGACTATGATTAAAGATACACAGTATAAGTTTCGTCAGGTACAGGGACCTTGCAAGATTAAGACTGAACAGCAGTCTCATGTAATAGTGAATACTAAAGATTTGAAAGTTGTCGAAGTATTTGAGCAGATAAGAACAAGAAAGATCATGAGACAGCGAGCTAAGATTGCAATGGCTAAACAGGGTAAGAGAAGAATATGCAGCAATCCCAAGAATAATGGAAGTTACTTCGCTAGCAATTGGAAGGAGGCTGTAAACTATGGCTGATGATACACATATGCATATAGTCATGTTTGATAAGTATTGTTCGAAATGTAAGAATAGAAAAGTAAAGCAAGAGCACGAACCTTGTAATACTTGTTTAGGTATAGCAACCAGACCAGATTCGAGGAAACCTGAAAAATTTGAAGAAGATGATAAACTTAAGAGAAGAACAACTATCGGCCATTGACAGGATGAAGAATGGTTGTATACTATGTGGTGGCGTTGGATCCGGGAAATCTCGTACAGCACTAGCTTATTATATTTTAAAAGTATGTAATGGTGAATTAAAGATTAATGGAATTGGTAGATATATACCGATGAAAGAACCAAGAGATCTTTATATCATTACAACTGCTAAGAAGAGAGACTCAACTGAATGGCAAAAAGAATGTCAGCCATTTATGTTGAACTCGGATCCAGAAACCAATAATGGACATGTGCAAGTTGTTGTAGATAGTTGGAATAATATTAAAAAGTATAAAGATGTTGTTGGTGCTTTCTTTATATTTGATGAACAGAGAGTAGTAGGATACGGAGCCTGGACTAAAACTTTCTTGAACATAGCAAGAAAGAATCAATGGATTCTATTATCTGCTACTCCTGGTGATACATGGTCTGATTATATTCCAGTATTTATAGCGAATGGGTTTTATAGGAATAAGACAGAGTTTACCACAAGACATATAGTATATAGTCGTTACACAAAGTATCCAAAAGTTGATAAGTACCTTGATCAGCAACTGTTGATGAAACATCGTAAAGAGATATTAATAACTATGAAAGACAAAAGAGATACAAATAGGCATATGATATATGTGCCATGTAGTTACAATATTGGTGACTATCGTACAGTCATGCGTGAAAGATGGGATCCGTATAAAGGAGAACCAGTTAAAACTGCTGGAGAACTTTGTTATCTGATGAGACAAGTTGTTAACTCAGATCATTCTCGTATTGACGCTGTACAGAAAATACTTACAGAACATCCCAAAGCAATTATATTCTATAATTTCGATTATGAATTAATGATGCTTAGAGATTTCTGTATAGATAATGAAATAGTATATGGAGAATGGAATGGACATGTACATGATGAGGTCCCTACTGGTGAATCGTGGGTCTACCTTGTTCAGTACACCGCTGGTTGTGAAGGATGGAATTGTATTACAACCGACACGATCATTTTTTACAGTCAGAGTTACTCCTATCGACAAACAGAACAAGCAGCAGGAAGAATAGATAGGATCAATACTCCTTATAAGGAATTATATTATTATTCCTTAAGATCAACAGCAACAATTGATATGGCAATACATAGATCACTTAGTAACAAGCGAAACTTTAATCAGAGTGCATTTGTTACTAACATAATGAATTAGAATGACATTATATTTGTCAAAAATGGCATTCGCCTCGTATTCTTACCCTATAATAGAGAGAGAAGGATAAAATGGTCTAATGGTAAGACGTCGGGTAACCGAAGATGCAGGTTCAATTCCTGCTTTTAGAAATCCCTTTCTATATTTTTTGCGAGGAGGTCATCATGTTAGAAAATGAATTCCAATCAAAACTAATAGTCGAGATTGAAGAAAGACTTCCTGGTTGTATTGTATTAAAAAATGACCCAAATTATATTCAGGGTATACCCGATCTAACTGTCTTCTATAAGAAGAAGTGGGGGACACTTGAATGTAAAAAGAGTAAAAATGCAAAGCACAGACCAAATCAAGAATACTATGTTGACAAGATGAATAAGATGTCGTTCTCATCATTTATATTTCCAGAGAACAAAGAGGAGGTATTAAATGAACTGGAACGATCACTCAAGGGAAGTCCCAGAAGGCGCTCATGCGTTTCTAGGAGCAAGTAAGTATAGTTGGCTTAACTATGATGTAAATAAACTCAAAGAAGTATACAAGAATGCTTTAGCAAAACAGATGGGAACAAGATTACATGCATATGCTGCTGAATGTATTGCATTGAAGCAGAGACTACCAAGAAGTCCAAAGACTTTGAATATGTATGTTAATGATGCTATTGGTTATCATATGAGACCAGAGCAGGTATTATATTATTCCTATCATTGCTTTGGTACAGCTGATGCAATATCATTTAAGAAGAATTTCTTAAGGATTCATGATTTAAAGACAGGAGCTACTCCTGCATCATTACATCAGCTTGAAATTTACGCTTCTTTATTTTGTTTAGAATATGGTGTTAAGCCTGGTGAACTGGATGGGATCGAGTTAAGGATCTATCAGAATAATGATATCTTAATTGGAAATCCAGAAGCTGACACAATAGTTCCTATAATGGACAAGATAGTAACATTTGACAAAGTTATATCTGAAATAGAGGAGACCGAAGGATATGTCTGAGAATTTCTTAGCTCATGTTGGTGTTGGCCATTTGGATGATCCGCCTGGAAGAGGTTCAGGAAGATATGGATGGGGTACCGGAGATAATCCAGGTCAACATCAGTATGATATCATATCAGAAGTAAAGCGTTATAGAGCTAAAGGTATGAAAGATAGCGATATAGCAAGAGCTTTGCTTGGAGATAAAGCAACTACTACTGATCTTAGAGCTGAAATAGCAATCGCGAGAACAAACCAGCGAATGGAAGAGAGAACTAGAGCTCTTGAATTACTCAATAGACCAGATGTAAATGGTAATGTATCCAAAGTTGGTCGAATGATGGGCAAAAGTGAAAGTAGTGTTAGAAAACTTCTCGATGAAGACATAGCAAGAAATACAGAAAAATATTCAAACACAGCAGATTATATTCGTAGTAAAGTAGATGATAAAGGTGTTATTGATATTGGACCAGGATCTGAATATAGTCTTGGAATAAATCGTAACACAATGAATGTAGCAATCTCAATGTTGGAGAAAGAAGGATACATTAAAGCTTATGCTCAAGTACCTAATCCAACAAAGAAAGATGCTAAAACAACAATAGCAGTACTTTGTCCTCCTGGAACAGAATATGCTGTGAATGGACCCAGTGATACTAAATACATAAACTGGAAAAAGAATGAGATAAATTCATTAAATGATTATACACCAAATGAAGGAAAACAGTGGCAGAAATTATATTCTCCATCTAGTTTAGATTCATCAAGAATTATGATCAATTACAAAGAAACTGGTGGAGCAGATAAAGATGGTGTCATTGAAATCAGAAGAGGTGTAAAAGATCTATCACTTGGTAATGCACAATATGCTCAGGTAAGAATTGCAGTTGATGGAACTCATTATCTTAAAGGCATGGCAATGTATGCAGATCCTGCTGATATGCCAAAAGGTGTTGATATTATATTCAATACTAATAAGAAGCAGGGAACACCAATGATAGATAGTCATACACATGATTTAATATTGAATGGTAAGATGACTAAAGCAGATTACGATTCTGATCATGGTGTACTTAAACCTTTGAAAGTTAACAATGAAACAAAGAAAGTAGATCAAGATAATGCATTTGGTGCATTAATCAAAGCAGGTGGACAGAACTACTATGAAGACAAAAAGGGTAGCTTTGTGAAAGATGGCGATGTATTCAGATTAGCAACTAAATCTGATAAAGGAGATCGTTATAGTTTATCACCTGTTAATAAACTTAGAGAAGAAGGCGATTGGGATTCTTGGAGTAAAAGATTATCCATGCAGTTCTTATCTAAGCAGCCAGTAAAATTGATCAATCAGCAGATAAACTTATCTGTAGCTGAAAAGAAAAGTGAGTTAGCTGATATCATGAGATTAACAAATCCAGTTATCAAGAAAAAGATGCTGGAAGATTTTGCTAATGGATGTGATAGTAATGCTAATGACCTTTCTGTTAAAGGATTTAAGAATCAGGCATTTCAAGTAATATTACCTATTACCAAAATGAAGGAAACTGAGATCTATGCACCTCGTTACAAAGATGGTGACACAGTTGCATTGATCAGATATCCTCATGGTGGTACATTTGAGATACCTATTTTGAAAGTTAACAATCAGAATCCATCAGCGAAGAAGATCATGCCAAATGCAAAAGATGCTGTAGGTATTAGCCCGAAGACTGCAGGAATATTATCAGGTGCAGACTTTGATGGTGATACTGTTGTGGTTATGCCACTTGCAAGTAACCGTTTGGCTGTAAAATCTACAGCAAATTCAAAGATACCAGAAATTGAAGCACTGAAAACATTCGATACAAAAACTTACAAGCTCCCAGATAGTGCTCCACCTGTTACAAATAAGAAAAAGCAGACGGAAATGGGA